TTCAGGAGTATATATGTTGAAATCACTATTAAAATCAATAGCTTATAACTTGCATGATATTATTTTCATAGCTGGACTAACTTTTGTATTGGGTACTCTAGTATATCATTCTATCTATCCCCGTGGTTATGTCGCTTGTGAGCAGGAGGCGTATAAGGCGAGAGTAGAGTTTACTTATAATTCTTTTGACGGCTGTAAGCTAATAGGAGGTCAACAATAATGTTTACTATAATTGCAAAAAGTCTACGGGAATGTATACTATTAATGCCTAAGCATTGCCAGATTGTGAGTATTGATGAAAATGAGTACTCATGTAAAGTAGAGTATGCGCCAGATGCTTATGGCGTATTCGACCGTTTTGATTACCAATAACTACCGGAGTAATAACATGATCTATTGTATCGTAAACCATAAAGCTAAAACTATCCTGCCTTGCAAGCGTAAACTCAATGCTGTCTATGAGCATATCAAGTCTGCTTATGGTGATAAAGTGGGGTATTATGAATACCCAACCGAGCGCCATGCTATCCGTAAGTATAAAAATTACTCACTATTACAGGAGATTCATCATGTTTGAGTTCGTATATTTAACCGAGCGAGGGCATGTAACACGTGTCTTTGATTCTATAGAAGACGGGGTATTTCGTGCCGATTGGCGGCAATGGGATGTTATCTCTATCAGTGAATTGCCAACCGAGGAATAGAGTTATGGCAACTATTGATTACCATAGACGGAGAAGATTCATCAATACTATTGTTGATGATGCTTCTCTACATTACTATGAGGGCGAGGATATAACTTGCCCTTGTACCGATGGGGAGGTAGTTAAAATGCCTCCCTTTAAACCCACTTTCACTGATCAAGAGGCTAATGAGTGGATGGCATCTCTAGTACATGAGTGCTATCATAATATGGGTAGTAATAGGGAAGACTTTACGGTAATCAGGGATAAAAAGATAGACATGAGTAAGCCATTAGGTATTGTTTTAAACATAGTTGTTGACCACAACATAGAGAAGAAAAGACAGGGCATTTATCAAGGAGCTGATATATTAATCAGAGATAGTTATGATAATATATTACCTAAGCTTAGAGATGCTTTGCCTAAGTTTGGTGATGCTCTGGGTGCTATGCAATCCTTTGATGCTCTGTGTCGTACTGAGTGGTTAGGCATCACTGACTTTGATTTTGCTGACGCTCTGTCTGACGAAGGTCTATCCTTGTATGAACAATTACTGCCCTTGCAAGATAAATACCTAGAGACTAGGGACGGAGGGTTACCTAACTATGAGTTGACACTAGAGATATGTAAGATTCTAGGCATAGATTCTAAAGAAGAGGAGCAAGAAGATGACACTGATAAATCTGGAGGCGATGAGGCAAGCGAAGGAAGTGAAGGAGAAACTGAAGGCGATAGACGAGAGTCTGATAGTGATGGAGATGCAACTAGAGAGTGCGAAGAGAGTGAGGGAGATGGTAGCACAGAAGGTGCAGCAGTTGTCGCCTATACAGAAGTGAGGGGCCATACTCATACTGCTGATGGCACTACTGATATTACTATGACGTACACTAAGGACGATTGGCGGTTAGATCGTGCTGCCCACTACGAGATGGATGACAAACCCACTGAGCAAAAAGGAGATGATAGTGATACTTCTTCTGGCTCAATGTTAGTAGAGAGTACAGAGTTTACTCTATCTAATAAAGTTAGAAACTATCTTAAAGTAATGAGTCAAGTGAAGTATCAAGGAGGTAAGAAGAGAGGTAAGATTAAGTCAAAGTCTATCTCTAGTATCTTAACAGGTAATGATCGTATCTTTCGTAGTAAAGAGAAGAAAGATGTATTAGATACTGCTGTGTTTGTACTAGTAGATGCTAGTGGTAGCATGGGCCGTACAAAGTGGTTGCATGCAAAGCAAGCTAGTCTTATGATCAATGACTGTCTCAATAAACTAGCTATTCCTCTGGAGATAGCGAGCTTTACTACTTATGAGAATGACGCTTGTTTACATACGGTACTATCCCCTTTTAAACAACGCACTAAGTCTATTGATCTAGCTAACTGTTATGCCAATCACCCTATGAAGTGGAACAACAATGACGGAGAGAGTATCTTATGGGCACACGATAGATTGATAAAGCAGAAACAGAAACGCAAAGTGTTGATCGTATTGAGTGACGGCCAGCCCTGCGGTAAGCGTCATGCTCCTGCCTTCACAAAGAAAGTTGTAGCAGAGATAGATAAACTATCCCCTGTAGAGTTGCATGGCATAGGTATTATGGATGACACTGTAAAAGAGTTCTATAAAAACTATGATGTAATTGACGCTGCTAGTCAACTGCAAGAAGCTTTATTCAACACACTTAAACAATCATTAGTCTAACAAAAGGAAATATATTATGAGTAATCCAGTGAGAGATGGAATCAAACAGAAGATCCTTTCTGCAAAGAATGCTAGGTCTGCTGAACGTGAGCCTACCCCTGTCGTAGAGGAGAAAGGTTTGTTTAATACTCACTCTGCGGTGATGGATGATAGAGTTGAGTATGCTGATATTATAGGAGAGTCTCATCCTTCTGGGCAGAAGTACTACTTTACTGTGCACAAGCAAGAAGACTGGCCTGAAGAGATGCGTCCCCTTATCCCTGCTGTAGATGATAACCATGTGTTTGATCACGACTATGCTCTGTCTATTCTTATGGGTATTCAGTACGACAAGACTGCGTTTGCCTATGGGCCTGCTGGTAGTGGTAAGTCTGTCACACCTGAACAGATCTGTGCTCGTATCAACTACCCCTTCATGTTTATCTCTGGCATGGGAGGCACAGAGCCTAGTGATTATATCGGTAGTCCGTGGGTGACTGACGGTAACATGGAATGGAAGGACGGCATTGCCTCCTTTGCTGTACGCAACGGTGCTTACCTATTATATGATGAGCCTTTCAAATCAAGCGCACAAACTAACATGTGTTTCCAGTCTCTTATGGACACACGTAAACAGTTAAAGTTATACGGTCACCCTGATCCACTTGAAGGTAGCTTGACAGCACACCCAAAATTTCGTATGCTATTAGCAGATAATGTACGAGGTACTGGTGATCAAATGGATAAGTATTGTGCTGAGGTACAAGATCAATCTACTCTTAACCGTACTGCGTACAAAGTACAGGTAAACTATCTGCCTGCTGAGAGGGAGGTTCAGATCCTGAAAAAGAAATTTCCTCAAGCTACTGATCGTTTGTGTGGTAAGGTAGTACAGTTAGCTAACCTGTTGCGTAAAGGTTGGGACAAGGGAGAGATAGAGTTGCCCTTCTCTGTGCGTGATACTCAACAGTTAGTAGAGACTGCGATGATACATAACAGTGTAGCTCGTGCCTTTACTCAAACTTATTACGGAGCTGTGAAAGATGAGGACGAACGTAAGTGTATCAATGATCACTGGACTATCGTAGGCTTTGATGGAGAGAAGCTGTAGGAGAGAGTTGATGAACGAAGACAGGTTTAGTATACGAGAGATGAAAGAGTTGTTATCTACTATCTCTGACATAGAGATTGGAGAGACTAAGAACACACATCACTGCAAAGAGGGCAGGAACAATGACAGATGTTACATTACTAGGCATACCGATGTTACACTTTTTTATTGTCATCACTGTGGCAAACGTGGTGCTATTATGGAGAAGTTTGGTAGAGTTAGGCAGGCTAAAGAAAGAGGTATACATAGTGGGATACATGGCGGAGTACGGGGCTGCTCACTGCCAGCGGATATTAGTTACGCTACTGGAGAATGGCCTGCTAGAGCAAAGCTCTGGCTTGCGAAGGGAAGCATCACTGATCAAGAAAGCGGTGACAGAGGAATAGGTTATAGTCCTATGATGCAGAGAGTTGTAATGCCTGTGACTTATGATGGTAAGTTTCAAGGTTATGTAGCTAGGGCTGTGATGGAGGGACAAGAACCTAAGTACTTAACTAAGTATAAAGAGAAAGATAAATTTATATATCATATAGACAGAGGTACTGATGATGTTGTTATTGTGGAGGACATACTGTCGTGTGTTAGAATTAGTAGGTTCAAGTCTTGTATTGCTATGCTCGGAACTAGTGTTAGTGATAGCTTGTTGGCTTTACTGGTACGTAGGTATTCCAAGTACGTAGTCTGGAATGATTATGATAACCCCGAAGTAAAGATAAAAGCACACAAGTTAAAGCAACACTTAGAGTTGTTCGGTGATACAAAACTATTAGTAACAGATTCAGATCCGAAAGAACTAACTGACGAGGAGATACAAACATGGTTGAATTAGATGGATTAATCCCTTTGCACGATGACACAAGCAAGGCAGGTATGATTGCGATAGCGGAGACTGGTACTCCTGTTGTCTTGATGGAGAATGATGATTGCCGTCCTTATTATGTAGGGTTAGATAAATACTTACTCAAGAAGGTAACGCCTGCTGCTTTTAACTCTGCTTTTCTTAGGAATTTATATCACCCCAAGGAAGAGTTCTCTCTGTCTCACATGGTAGGTATTCGTACCAAGAAAGTAGGTGAACGATGGGAAGTCTTTACTTTTAATAATGATAGGTGTAAGATAATCTTTGGTGATGGTGAGCGTAGACTGGTAGGTGGTACACATGGTACATCTTTGCAGTGGTCTGCTATGTTCGCTATGGTGAGTGAATTAGAAGAGTATATCCGGAGGAATTATGAGTAAAGATCTGTTAACCATACTATCTACTAAGACTAACTACAATAGGTTTGGTAGGTACATACAGGAACACACTATCACTAAGGAGGAAGGCCAGATCATTAAAGATATGGCTGACTACTATGAGTCTCATACCAGTGTTGATTGGTTAGAGTTTAGTGAGTGGTTCTGTTTGGTCAAGCACCCTATGTACAAGACAGAAAAGATTACTGTTTACAAAGTGTTGTTTAATCAGTTGGAAGCACACCTCTGTACTGGTGTAGCTGAGCAGATAGTAGAGAAGTATATAGGACAGGACTTCTGTACCCGTATCTCTGAGGTTACACTCAAAGGTTGTGATGGAGAGGATGTAGATTTAGAGGTAGTGCAAACTCTGTTAGATGATTACATGACAGAGGTAGGTAAGGCTACCAAGCTGGAAGAGTATATCAATACTGAAACTATAGAGGAGATCATTGGTCGTAAGAGTACTGAAGGTATGGAGTGGTTCCTATCTTTTCTTAACAAGTCTATTGGGCTGCTGTCATCTGGCCGGTTAGTATGTCTAGGTGCTCGGCCCAATGCAGGTAAGACTACATTCTTAGGTAACACAGCAGTGTCTTGTCTCAAGCAACTGCCAGAAGATAAGGATGTCTACTGGTTTAACAACGAGGAGGAAGATGGTAGTGTAAAGAAAAGAATCTTGCAGTGTGGTATTAACTGGCTTAACCATGAGATAGATGATGATCCTGTAGGTGCTGTCGCTGCCTTTGAAAAGAAGTACGGTGACTTCACACGTATCAAGGTAGTCAATGCAGTTACCTTTGATCAGCGTATGATTGAAGAGATGGTGCGTCAAGGCAATGCAGGTTTAGTTATCATTGATCAGCTACGTAAGGTGAGAGGTAATGAGAAGAGAACACCTAGTGAAGTAGAGAGATTGGAGTTAACATACCAGTGGGCTAGAGAGCTAGCTAAGAAGTATGCTCCAGTAATTACAGTACACCAATTGAAAGGAGAAGCAGAAGGGGTAGCGTATCCTACTATGAGTATGTTGTATGGCAGTACTACTGCTATTCAAGGCGAGGTAGATAGTCTATTAATGTTAGGTAGGAACTATGAAGATCCTAATCCTAACACTAGGTATATCAGTATCGTGAAAAACAAAGAGGCTTTCGGCCCTGATGTAGACCCTGCTTTATCAGAGGGTAAGGATACATTAGAGTTGATACCACACTTAGCAAAGTTTGAGGAATAATATTATGATGGACTACAACAACTACCAAGTGATTGACTTGGAGACTAGCATCAAGAACAGAGGCGAGGATAGTATAGGTAAATTCCAAGCTTCGCCCTTCCACCCTGAGAATTGTATTGTCAGGTCTGGTTGGTCTTATGGTGGTGAAGGGGGGCCGCTTACTTCTACTGCCTATGTACCAGTAAATCTAGGTAGTAGGGAAGTAAAGGTAGGTCATAACTTTAAGTTTGATCTGCTCTATCTGATATGCAAAGACGTAAGTTGGAGAGAAGCCTTCTTTAATAATGAGTTCCCTATCTGGTGTACCATGCAGGCAGAGTATCTTTTGCAAGGGCAGGCTAAGAAGTCTATTAGTCTAGACGATTGTTCTACTCTGTATGGTGGTACTCTAAAGGATGATAAGATCAAGGAGTATTGGAAAGCAGGGGTAGACACAGAGGACATACCTGTAAGAGAGTTGGATGAATACTTACAGCATGATGTTAAGAACACAGAAAAGATCTATCTAGCACAGGTGCAGAAAGCTAAAGAGACAGGCATGCTACCATTAATTGAGAGCCAGATGAGAGCACTAAAGGCTTTGATAACTATGGAATATAATGGTATGTACTTTGACAAAGCTTCTGCTAGGACTGAGGCTAGTAGTCTGCAAGAGGTGGCGACGATGGCAGAAGAGATGGCAGTACGTAGGATGAGGGACATAGCAGGTGATGATCGTATATGTATCCCTAACTCTGCCAAGCAGCTTAGTGCTGTGCTGTTCGGTGGCGAGGTGCAAGTATCGGGCAAGGAGTTTGTGTTAGATAGTGAGGGTAACATTGCTGTATATAAGAGTGGCCCACGTAAAGGAGAAGCTAAAGAACGGTTATGTAAGGAGACGATAGTCCTAACAAGCCCGACTTCTGCTACCGGAAAGCTAGGTAAAGGCGGATACTACGGGGTCGGAGAAGGGGTATTAAAATCCTATAAAGGAGATGAGGTTCGCGTAGAGTTATGTCAGTTAGTATTGGAGCTTAGAGATATGCACAAACAAATCAAGACTTACTTCATAGGGTACTCAGATCTTACTTGGCCTGATGGTACTATCCACCCTAACTATTTACAATCGAGGACAGACACAGGAAGACTAGCATGTACTCAACCTAACCTGCAGAATGTAACCAGTACGAGGAGTGATTGATATGGATGTAATGCTACGCTTTAGTTCAGCCGATGCTGCTCAAGCATACTACGACAAAGCTCTAGATGTTGTTGGTTCTAGTGTCTCTATTGAGTATCGTTTAAAAGAAAAGAATAACATACGGATAACATTAAAAGACTTAACGTTAGAAGAGTTCACTCAACTGGAGAATGCAAATGAGTATTGAAGAGATCTTAGATAAGCTACACAACGATGATATTATGTACCCCAAGCACGAACTAGTGTATGATCTACAAGAGATCCTGTATGAGCAGGAGATGGAGGAAGATTACTATCAGTCATTGGTAGTAAAGGAGTTACTAAATGAAGGCTGATCATACGTTCTCAGACTTAATAGAAGTAATCCCCAATGCACTGCCAGCAGAGTTCTGTCAGAAGTGTATTCAAAAGTTTCAAGAGGATGATAACAAAGACATTGGCAAGACAGGAGGAGGACTTAACCTAGATGTCAAACGATCAACCGATCTGCTTATTAGTTCCTTTGATGAATGGGCGGAGGAGGATACGGTATTCTACCAATCTCTCAGCAAACATTTAACAGAGTATGTAGATAAGTGGGGCGACTGGTCGTTAGCTAATGCAGGTACACAGTTTAAGGATACAGGTTATCAGATACAAGAGACAAAGCCCAAAGACTTTTACTCTTGGCACAATGACTTCTCTTGGCAGAACATGGACAGGTCACCCCGTTACCTAACCTTTATCTGGTATCTCAATGACGTTACTGAAGATGGTTACACAGAGTTTATAGATGGTACAAAAATACAGCCAGAAGAAGGTAAGTTAATTATATTCCCTGCTACTTGGACATACATGCATAGAGGTTTCCCTCCCAAGTCAGAAACAAAGTATATCTGTACTGGATGGGTACACTCAACAGTATATAACGAACCACAATAGGAGTAGTTATGCAGATCAAAGATTGTTTTGTCTCACGTTACGGTGACGATGGTGTGATAGTAGAGATAGATTACTCACAGCTAGAGGTTATAGGTGCAGCTATAGTCAGCGGTGATCCTATGATGGCTGAAGATATACTCAATGGTATCGACAGTCATAGTCAGTCAGCCTCTTGGCTCAACCCTTACACATACAAGGAGATCAAAGAAGGTTACGAAGCAGAGATACCTCTGTTTGTTAAGATGCGTAAGGCGGCTAAGTCACCACGCTTTGAGCTACAGTATGGAGCAGGTGCTACCAGTATTGCTGCCAACAACGACATCTCTGTGGAGAAAGCTAAAGGATTTATAGAACAGTACTATGCACGTTACTCGGTACTAAAAGATTTTCAAGATGCTATAGCTGCGGAGGTAGAAGCTAACAAGTTTAAGACAGGTAAGCATACACGACATGGCTATCCTATTCATGGTGGCACATGGAAGAGTGCGACAGGTAGAGTCTATTACTTTGAGGAGATGGAGTCGCCAGACTTTATGCACAGGAAAGGTAAGTACACTAGCTTCACCCCCACTAAGTTTAAGAACTATCCTATGCAAGGCTTTGCCACTGGAGATATAGTTCCAGAGATGCTGGGTAGAGTTAATAACTATTGTAATAGACATAGGTCAGAGGACCAACCACCTTTGCTGATCAACACAGTACATGATAGTATGTTATTTGACATGAGCAAGGACACATACAAAGAACATATAGCAAACCTAACAAGTCTTATGCAGAGTGTTCCTTCGGTCTTGGAGGATATATGGGATATACACACAGACCTTCCCTTCGATGTAGGAGCAGAGGTAGGTAGTAGTTGGGGTAGTGTTAGTAATTATAAAGAGGAGGTATAAAATGCTTGACATTTAAAATGATAGTAGTATACTTACTATAAGTAATAGATATTATATATATATATATTAATTTATAAATTAAAGAGGAAGTAATTATGAGTGAAGCAATCAAAGCAGAAGGTACAGTACGAGCAGTAAGTGGTAAAGGCAACAGCTTCCAGTTAGAAGGAGATGATAAGTGGTATGGTGTCTTCAATGCTGCTGATCTAACCGCAACTAGTGGTGACTTTGTATCATTCACTTATGCACAGAAAGGCCGTTGGAATAACGTCAAAGGTAAAGTTACGGGTAGTGGTGGCAGTGGTTCAGCAGCCCCTTCTTCTGGTGGCAAGGCTGCACCAAGAGTTACTGGTGGACGTACCTTCCCTGTACGAGGTACTGCTCCAGAGCGTACGATTAATCGCCAGAACGCCTTAACTAATGCGGTGAATCTATGCAAGGATCACGGCAGTACTCCAGAAGAGGTGATCGAAGTAGCACGTAAGTTTGAAGCATACACCTGTGGTGATCTTGACTTAGCAGAAGCTTTGACAGAGTTAGACGAAGCCTTAGCTAAGATGGAGGACTAATGAAAAGGCTAGCACTGATAGATGGAGACATCATTACATACAGTGTAGGGTTTGCGGCTGAGGGAGAGCCGCTTTCCCATGCCTTACACTCTGTTAAACAAATGCTCAAACGAATACAGGAGGATAGTAAGTGTGATGAGAGTCAGGTCTTTCTCACTGGGCCTAACAACTATAGGATCGAAGCAGCTACTTGCCAGACTTACAAAGGGAATCGTAAGCAGCCTAAGCCAGAGCACTATCTAGCTATTAGAGAGTACTTAGAGCAGAAGAAAGAAGCTATAGTTACTGATGGTATCGAAGCAGATGATGCACTAGGCATTACTCAAGCTTCACCTCCCGAAGGGTATGACACTGTTATCTGTTCCATTGATAAAGACTTGGACATGATAAAGGGAGAGCACTACCGTTGGACAGGTAAGAGACAAGGAACATATCATGTCTCTGATCGAGAGGCGGAGGAGTTCTTTTACACCCAGCTATTGACAGGAGATAGCGGAGATAATATCCCCAGTATGTTTAAGTACTGTGGTGCTAAGGCTACTAAGAAGGTTAAGCAAACTATCTTAGATGCTGATAGCACTGAGGATATGTACCAAGCTGTGCTTGATGCTTACAATGCAGGTGTGGTTAAAGGTGGTAAGAATTGGGACATGGAACCAGAAGAGTTCATCAAGGAGATTGGTTCCCTACTGTGGATACAACGAGAGGCAGGAGAGATATGGCAACCCCCGAAGTAAAACCAAAGAGAGGTGAGAAGGTTCGATGTGGAAACACTTGGACTGAATCGAAGTACTGGCAGTTTATACGTAGTGCTTTACGCAGAGCCTTTACTAGATACCCACCCAAGTATGCAGTTAAAGCAGCAGCGAAGAGAGTTAAGCCTACTTCTAGGGTAGGCAAACATAAGTATGAATATCAATGTGGTACTTGTAAGGAGTGGTTCAAAGATAAAGACATAGAAGTAAATCATATCATACCATGTGGCAGTCTCAAGTGTTCGGATGATGTACAAGGTTTTGTTGAGCGTATGTTCTGTGAGGCTAATGGTCTAGCAGTTATCTGCAAAGCTTGTCACAAAGAAGAGACAGCACGACAACGAGAAGAGAGGAAAAATACATGAGAGTTATAGTGATCCCAGATACACAGGTAAGAGCAGGTGTTCCAACGGAACATATCCTAGCAGCAGGTAAGTATTGTTGCTCCCATCTACCAGACAAGATAGTATTCATAGGGGACTGGTGGGATATGCCTAGCTTAAATAGGTTTGCATCTAACCTAGAGTTAGAAGGCAGTAGGATAGAAGAGGATATTGATGCAGGCAAGGCAGCAATGGACTTATTCTTAAAGCCTTTCAAGCAGCTTAATGAGAAGCGAAGGAAAGAAAAGAAGAAACTCTATAAACCAGAGATGCACTTCTGTACTGGCAACCATGATCCTATGGTACGTATCCCAAGACTAATTGATAGTCACCCTATACTCGAAGGCTTTGCTAAGGATGATTGTAAACAATGGCTAGAAAACAAAGACATAATCGTACACGACTTCTTAGACATCTTAAACATAGAAGATATACGTTTCAGTCACTACTTCCAAAACATGCACAGTGCGAAGAAGGGGCCACTGTCCGGCAACATAGTGACGATGATGAAGAACGCAGGGTTCAGCTTTATAATGGGGCATCAACAGGGTAAGAAAGCTCACAGCTTTAAGTTAGGCGATGGAAGCAACAGACTAGGTGCTTGTGTAGGTAGCTTCTACCAACACCATGAGACCTACGAAGGGAAGCAAGGTGGTAATAACTGGCACGGCATCCTTGTATTAAACGAAGTAAAGAATGGTGGCGCAGATCTGTGTGAAGTCAGCATGAATTTCTTACTGGAGAAATATAATGAATAATGTTATAACTAACATAAAAGAAAAATGTGATCCCGACGAGCTAATAGAGGTATTAGGTCTTGACACAGAGGAACTAGTTGATATATTATATGAGTATATCAGAGAACAAAAAGATAAATTTGATTACTTAGAGGATGATTAATGCAACCAGTTAAATATGATAAAGTATACAGCTCTTTACGAGAACTATCTACCACTACTATCCAAGACAAAGTACAGCAACTAACAGAGTTGTGTCATGGAGTAGCTCTTGATGGTGGGTGGTGGGCTGATCTAGAGACAGGAGAAAAGAAGGAGCGTAACAATGGAGAGCTACTTATGCTAGTAGTCTCTGAAGTTGC